CAAAAAAGAGTGACAGCATTTCAAACCGAAACGCTGCCACTCTTTTTCTTGTTTGCAGTTCCTGCAATATCTTCAACTTTTAATTTGCGGACTGAAAGGACGCATAGATGGTGCAAGCAATGTTTTCGTCTATACAAAAACACTTTTTGCGTTGCAAAATGCTTGTTGGGGAAGTGCCCCAAACCCTTTGATCTGCATTTCTCAATGCAGGCTGCGCGTCTCGGCGGGACGCTTTTTACCCGGTGATGCTCTCCGGGTCGTTGAGGACTTGCATGAGATAGGAAGCGGCTTCTGCAAGAGAATCGTACTTCATCTGGTCCGGGACAGGCGCATCCGGCAGTGCAATGCCCCATTTCTGCATACAGTCTGCAAGCTCCTTCTGTGCCAGCAGTGCAGCCTTCCGGCGCACTGCTGGGGAAGCATCTCTGTCCAGAACGTAGGCAACATGGAATCTGCCGTTGCGATCTTCCGTCAATTGCACCATGGAATCGTGGTCAATCCAGAAATGGCAGAACCAGACCCTGCCGCCGATGTTTTCCATGTTATGGCGGAGATCTTCTTCACCGCTCCATTGCGGCACTTCGGAGAGAATGCTCTGCAACTGCTCATACGCCTGCTGCTCGGCAGGGGTTACTTTCTTGCATCGGTATTCCCGCTGGATGGTGCGTTGCCAATACAACGCCAGCTTGCCCTGCTTTGCGCGCTCGGTTGCATCCTGAATATCCACTAAAATACTGTACCGTGGTTCTCTCATTTCAGCACCTCCAAACCAATTCTTTAGAGTATAACACACTCTATAAGAATGATTATAGCCGAAAGCGATGCAAATGAAAAGCGTACCGGCTAAATCCCAGCCGATACGCTTGCAAGGGTTGCTGATTATTCTTCGTTTGTAAGATACGGGAGATTGGCGATATAGGTGTCCAACAGGTCGAGTGCTGCCTTTTTCTGAATAGGGGTCAAGCCTTCCAGCCGCTTGCAGATCTCGTCATCGGTCACATGGGATGCTGTTCCAACGTAATCACGGAGCAGAACGTCAGCCGGAATATCCAGCGCGTTCAGAATGCTGATGAGCGTAGAGAGACTAGGCTCTTTCAGTCCACGCTCAATTGCACCGATAAAATTGGTGGAGAGATTCGCTTTTTCTGCGAGTTGTTCCATTGTCAAGCCCTGATTCTGCCGCTGCTCCCGCAGGCGCTGCCCGAATAATTCTTTCATAGCACGCTCCATTTCAGTAGAGTTGTTTACACTCCATAGAATACCTGTTGTGGTGCGTCCAATACACAATCAATAGACTGTGTTGTTGCCAACAGGATATCAAAGCGCAAAAAATGCCGGGAGCCGACCACTCTCGGTCAACTCCCGGCAATCTTTTCTTATCGAGCCTGCTCGTTTTCCTGTGCTGGCTTTTCAACTGCACCTGCTGCACAAACGACGAAGCCCAACGGCTGTGTGAAGATTGGCTTGTAAAACAGGATCGCTGCTATCATAACAGGGTAGAAAGGCCCGTAGGTTAAACGCCTACGGGCCTTTTGCTATGCTTATTTAGAGCAACCGGAAATGTTCTGCCAAAAGAAAACGAATGTACACAGGCGGCGTTCTCTCTCCGAGGCTCCAGTTTTGAATCGACCTAAACGGGATGCCCGTTTCTTTTGCAAAGTTAGTTTTAGAAAGACCAACGGCAGCAACCATTTCATTGATGCTCATGTGGGCAACTTCCCAGATTTTAGATAGCCGATCTTTTTCGGCATCAAGATTGGCGCATCCGGGAAGGTCATCTGGAATGCTCATCGTAACGTTAGACAGAAAAACTTCTTTTGCATCAGCCTTGGTAGCAAGGTTAAAAAGTTCAGCGGCAGTATACATTGTGTCCTCCTATTTTGTCATCAAACACGGTCTTTTGCAGAAAGCGAAATCTTACGCATAAAGCCATCATCGAACATCTCGCCGCCCCAGATGGTTCCCAATTTGCCATTCTCGCCGCCGTTATCACCCTCGAATTTGTAAAAAGAGGTAATACCAGTATGATGATCGTTGATGCGGCGGAGTTTTACAATTCCGTCAGGAGCAAGTGCGATCTCCCTTGTGAGCATTCCATTCGCATCCAGCGGGTCATCACATACCCATTCCAGCGCAACGATGAAATCATCGGCGGTGATGCTGGAATGCTCTGCCCAGTTATTGAAAATTCGGCTGTTTCCTGTGAGAACGATATTCTTTTTGACTTCAAAATAGTTTTTCATGTCCAGCCCCCCGTTTGTTGATGTTGCGTCTTTCATTGACCCTATTATACACCCAATGAGTATATTTATCAAGCGTTTTTTCAATAATAAACCCCGTGAGTATTAAGCCCACGGGGCATCTTACATTATACATCTCTGCCGATCGAATGATACCGTCACACAAAATCGCTCTCTTGTGTGCGCTGGACTTTGTAGGCCATGTGTACGTTTCGCTGAAACACGGACTTCACTTTTGTCAGTTCCGGATTGACCGGAGCACGCTGTTGCTTTTTCTTTGCCACTACGCTTCGCCGTCCTTTAATTCCAATTATACCGACAAAAGAACTTCATGACGAGAATACGGCGATAATCAGTAGTTCACAAAAACGGTCAAGAATTGCTGCCCTATACACAAAAAAGCTGCCGAGAAACCCTCCCAAATGGGAAGATTCCTCGGCAGTATTCGTTTACCGGGTCTGGGTTTTCTCTGTGGTGTCTTTTTCCTCTGCAAAAAATCGTTCCACGTTTTTCTGTGCCCGAACCAGTTCCTGCATCTCGTTCCGCGCCTTGCGGTAGTCCGGGTAGGCTGCTTTCTTCTTGGTCAGCAGTTCTGCAAACTCCGCATCCAACTCCTTGACCTTCGGCAGCTTTTGAAGCCCGGCTTCATCAAAGGCAGCTTTCGCCGCCTTGTGCAGGGTGATCTCCTCCCGGTGGACTTCCAGAAATGCCTTACTGTACCCAGCTTTCCGATAAGCGGCGTACACCTCACGAGTCTTGGCATAGTTGATGATGTGGGTTTTCAGCACAGCGATTTCCGTCAACCTTGCTTCTGCCGCTTTGATGGAATCGCCTATGGCATGATAGCGTTCCGTTGCCGCCGCTGCACGTTCCCGCAGCTCCTCTGCACTGCTGATTTTTTGCTCCTGCAAGAACAGCAGGGTCTTGGACATCTCTTTCAGATTAAACTTGGTTGCCCACCTTTTGTAGCCGACACTTTTGCCCGCTGCCATTTTTCCCTGAATGTCCACCAGCAACTGGAAGGGCTGTTCTTTGGGCGGCTGCTTCCGATGTGGGAGGTGTTCTACCTTTCCCTCCAGCACCGCCTTGATTTCGTCCTCGCCGTAGCCGATGCCCAGTGTGCGGAAACGGATAAAGCGCTTCTGCCCCTTGCCCTTCACCGCCGTGTGCTTGCCCCGCTTCACCTCATATCCCTGCTGTTCCAGCTTTTGCAGAAACGTTTCGTAATCCCCCGGCTTTTCTGCAAGGATGGTGTCGATGATTCCGCACAGTCGGTCACGGTTGCTTTCTTTCGGCGGGTAGACAATGCGCTTCTGCCGTTCCCGATAAGGCTTGTACTCGATGGTGGAGAGCTGATGTTCCAAACAAATCAGGTCGCTCAACCGCTGCACCGCAAAAGAGGAAAGCCAGAAATTTTTGAATTTCCGGGTTCCGTCCAAAGCAGTGGAATTATAAATAATGTGGTTGTGGATGTGCGCCCGGTCGGTGTGGGTAGCAACGATAAAAGCGTGCTTGCCCTTCAAAAAACGCTCGGCAAACTCGTAGCCGATGCGGTTGGCTTCCTCCGGCGTGACCTCCCCCGGCTTGAAAGATTGCCGCACCTGATAGGCGATCACATCGCTTTTCTGGCTGCGCCCGGTGGTCTGCTCATACAGACGTTTCGTCAACAGAAATTCTTCGTCCACGGTCAGCGGGCTGCACTGATAGCTGCTGACCAGTTCGCCCTGCTCGGTCTTGTCCGGGTTCTGGATATAGCTGGTGTGGTTATGCAGACAAGCCCCGATGGACTTGCCTTTGTTCTTCCGCATAGGAATTAGCCGTGTTGCTGCCAGTGCCATCACCCCCCTACAAAAAGAAAATGCCGCACATCGGCGGCATCGAGATCATTTGGATAATTTTTCGTAATCGGCAGCACCGGCCAGATACATGGCTTCCAGCCGAACACTCTCTAATTCGTTACTGATTGCATCCAATTCCAGATAGCGTCTCCACGCTTCTTCGCTGATAAGCACCTTCAGTGCATTCTCTGCCGCGATCTTTTTCTGAATCAGCGCATGGTATTCGTCATTGTCTGCAAGCTGACGCTGCGGAATATCTTTCAGATTTTTCCAATAATAGGCGGTCATAGCATCTGTGTCCATCCAATCCCTCACAATCCGGCAACCCAGCCACTAAAACGCTCTGCTGCATCTGCAATCAAAGCGCCCATGAAAATCAACACAAAGCATCCAAACTCCGCCACCAGCAAGATCAAAAACTGCATCCACTCCCGGCAGTACAGTGTATAAAGGCCGCAGCCGAAGATATACAGCATGGGCAGAGCCAGCACGAACGCCGACAGGTTCAGCGTCCATTTCAGCATCAGCGCAAGGAAAGCAGTAAGCAGCCAAAACGGGAAAACGATCATCTTAAAAACGAACCTCATATCTAGCACCCGCCTTTCTTTCACCCCGATTATAAAGGTATCAACGATTGCTTTGCAAGGATGTCAACCCTTATGTAGCCCCGCAGCCCTCCAACTGCGGGGTAAAATTTTAGAGTTCTGCCAATTTGGAAAGGATCTGTCTGCCAATGTCGATCAGCTCATCCAGCCGCTGCCGCAGGTCCTCCATGTCGGTGGCGTAGATTTTGCCGCTCTCATTGGCACGTTTGGCGTACTGGTTCAGATTGTTGCTGCACATCTGCAAAAGATACGCCATGCGCCGCAGTTGCGGCAGGTCGAGGTTCAGGCAGTAACCATCCAGTGCCATCTTGCGGATATAGGCACTTAGGCTTCGGATGCCCATGCCCAGCATCTTTTCATAGATGCGGTTCTTCTCGGCCTTTGTTGTTCTCAGGATGATGATCTCGTCCCGCTTTTCTTTCACCGGGCATCACCGTCCTTGTCGTAATAACTGCGGAAGGGCTTCACCGGCTCCGGTTTGTCCGACTTTTCCTCCAATGCTGCCAGCACCGAGGGGCGGCGAGGTGCATCCTCCTGTTCCTCCTCGTCCTGTTCCGGCTCGTGGCTCTTTTCGTCCACATCCAACTGAGCGTTCAGCTCTGCAAGGCGAGCCGACTTTTCAGCCAGTTCTTCTTCCTGCGGGAAGGGCTTTTCCACCTCAATCTGCGCCGCCGCCTGCTGCTGATGCAAGGTGGCTAGTTCATTCTCGGCAGAGTTAATGCGCTCCGGGAAGTTGTTCAGCGAATTATCCAGACGGATAATGTTGCCCAGCGGGTCGGTGCCCAGTGCTACCGGGTACCTCCGCTGACCCTTCAGAATCGCCTGATATTCGCTGCGGAAGGTATCGAACCGCAGAGACAACTCAAAGCCCCGGTAGCTGCCGATGACTTTTTCTTCGGCGTTGGGCAGTTCGGAGCAGGCAAGCACCAGACGCTCACCGGCGGTCTTTTTCTCATCGTAGGTCACGCCCTTGATGGTCATGCCGCAAAACTCCTCCTTGCCCTGCGGGTGGGCGTCGGCAAGCTGTGCATCCGCTTTCACCCCAGCAATATAGGCGTTCGTTTCCTGAATGTCAGCCGGGAATTTGGTCAGCAGCTTGTCTTGCAGACGGAATTTCTGGCTCTGGTGGTCGGCTTTCAGCACCTTCAGCTTGGCGACCTGAACGTCCAAGTCCATCTTCTCCTTGATAAGAGGATTTCCGGCACACAACGCCTTGATCTCCGCATAGGAAAGCGCCTGTTCGTCCACATCCTCGCAGGAGCGCACCGGAGATTTAGAAGTCATAATTTGGCTGATAAATCGCTGTTTGTTCTCAAGGGTCTGCCATAAATAGGCATCGAATGTCCCTTCCGTGACGTAATTGAATACCTTGACTTCCTTATTCATGTTGCCCTGCCGAATGATGCGACCATTGCGCTGGGTCATGTCACTGGGCTTCCAGCCAACGTCCAAGTGATGCACCGCCACAAGCCGGGACTGGACGTTGGTGCCTGCTCCCATTTTCGCCGTACTTCCGAGCAAAACTCGCACATCGCCGGAGCGCACTTTGGAGAACAAAGTTGCCTTTTTCGCTTCGGTGTCGGCGTTGTGGATAAACTCGATCTCGTTTTCCGGCACACCGGCGGCAACCAACTTTTTGCGAATATCGTCATAGACGTTAAAATTGCCATCGTTTTTCGGGGTGGAGAGGTCGCAGAACAAAAGCTGGGTCAGCTTCTGGTCTTTGCCTTCCTCCCAGATCTTCAGCACGTTCTGCACACAGACGTTCAGCTTGCTGTTGGGGTCATCCGGGAGCATGGGGTTCATCAGGCGAACGTCCAAGCCAATCTTGCGCCCATCGTTGGTGACGCACAGCATATTGTCCACGGAGGCATCCACCATGCCGGAGTGGATATCTGCGGCACGTTTACTCAGTTCCTGCACCATTTCCTTTTGAATTTCGGACGGCTTTGCCACCACGGTTTCAAACTTTGCGACCGGCACAGGCAGATGAAGCTGGTCAGATGTTTTAATGTCCGCAACCTCCTTGAACATGGACATCAGTTCCGGGAGGTTGAAAAACTTGGCAAATCTCGTTCTCGCCCGATAGCCTGTACCTTCCGGCGCAAGCTCGATTGCAGTGGTGGTCTCGCCAAAGGTGGATGCCCAGCAGTCGAAGTGGGTCAGCTTCTTCTGTTGCAGGGTGCTGTATTGCAAATACCGCATGACCGTGTACAGTTCGGTCATGGAATTGCTCACGGGCGTTCCCGTGGCGAACACTACGCCACGCCCGCCGGTAATCTCGTCCAGATAGCGGCACTTGCCGAACATATCGCTGGATTTCTGGGCTTCGCTGGTGGATAATCCTGCGACATTTCGCATTTTTGTAGTTAAAAAGAATGTGCAGCATCTCTGCGGCTGCGAAGCAGTCCGCAGAGTAGTCTGCTTTGTTGTGATAGGTAACTTTTTGAAGTAATCTCCAAGTTTTCCCCCACCTCACGCCGGGCGTGCACCTTTCAGCGCACCCGGCGTACCATCAAATCGATTTACTTTCTTCCTTCAGATTTTAACACTGCTGTGTTCTCACGGACACAGAGTGGTTGTAAATTTCACAGTTTAAGTTTTTCGCGGTATTTCATGATTTTGCCTACCGTCTTTGCATCAAGCTCAGGCGGTATTGGACTGTTGTGAACCATGCGGTGGCATGGTTCACACAGCCAAACCAGATTCGGTACTTTATTGATTCTGTCAAGTGGAAGCTTATTTTTAACGTGGTGACAATTCTTTTGAAGCATGGGTGAGAAGGCATTTCCACAGCATTTACATTTTCCTTTGTCCCTGCTGTAAGCATATTCCCGGTTCATATTGTAGCGCGACACGATTTTTGAGAAATTCGGACAGGATAATTGAGAAAAAATAGCGCCATTCTAAGAAGCATTTCCGAGCTCGCTCAAATGCATCGACGGCCCCCGAAAAAGCCGGGAGCCGCCCATGCAAAGGAGCGGGCTTTTTTGGCGCTCGGAGGAGCGGTTTTGCCGCCCCTCCTGCGCCGTCTAAGCCCAAGGGGTAGTAGTTACTCGCCGTCGCCCTCGTCGGCGGCCACAGCGGTCGCCTGAGTGGCTTCTTCCCACCCATAGACGCCGGGTTCCCACACGTTGTTGTCAGCGGTGCTCACCCAGTTCTTGCCGTTGTGAGAAGCCTTGTCGCCCTTGGCGTAAGCATCGTGTGCGCCGATGGGCTGCACCCACTCGGGGAACTCGTCGAGCGGGTTGCCGATGCGCGTCCACATGGAGGGCGTCGCAGAGGGCTTGGTGTTCTGGCCCTCGTTGGTGACGTCATGGATGGAGCGGTAAAGGTTGCCCTCGTCCTGCACGATGTCACCCTGCTTGCCGCGCCAGTTGGCGTCCCATTCCACGAAGAGGTCGGGGTACTCGGCGATCGTGGTCTCGTCGAGCTGCTGTTCCTGTGCCGCCTTGACAAACATCAGCTCGGCGACCGCCTGAGCGGATGCGGCGCGGCGCTCCGTGCCGTGGATCTCCTTGACCGACCTTTTGGGAGTCAAATACTTCACGTCCTTATTCATACGCACCTCCGAAGCCCGAGATGGAGACTTCACCCTCGAAGCCCTCATTCTTTGTGATGGTGAAGCGGATATTCACGCCCCACTTGCTCGCGGTCTTGGTCTTGTTGGTGAAGTTGTAGACGCGGTTGATCTGCACCATCGCCGTGATGTCCTCCCATGTGGGAACGGCGTCGAAGCCGTTGTTGCACGCCTCCACCTTGGCGACCGCGCCCTCGATCTTCCACGTCGGCGTCACAAGCACTTTGGTCGCCGCTGCGTCGGTCTCTTCCGGCGCGGCCAGCTCAAACTTGATGACCGTCTCTTTCTTGCTGAAGGAGAAGACGCGGACGCTGGTAGCGAAGTTGCCGTCGACCGCCTCGATGCGGAGCTGGTGTTGTCCGTTAGTCAGCGAGAGCCACTTCTCTCGGGTCAGCTCGATCGTTTCCTGCTGTCCCAGCGTCGCCTGATAGCTGCGGATCTGCACATCGTCCACGAACTCGGTGACGACCACGTTGTCGCCCTCGACGTCGCTCACGGTGTAGTTCTCCGCGAAGCTCCCGTTCTTCAGACCGAGGGCCTTGTCCTGCCCGGAGATCGTCGGCGCGGAGTTCGTGCGCTTGAAGGTGACACGGCGGTAGGCCGTGCCGCCCTTGCCGTCCGTGACGGTGATCTTGAGGGTGTTGACCGAATTGAGGCCCAGCGCGTAGAGCTTTTCCGAGGTGATCGTCACGGTCAGCTCCTCGCCCTTGGGCGCGTTGTTGATCGTGCGGATCGTCTCGTCGTTGAGCTCCTCCACGACGGTCAGTGTGTCGCCGTCCGCGTCGTCGATGGTGTAGGCGTAGGTGAAGCCGAGGTTCTTATCCCCGAGGTTGCCGTCGCTGCCGGAAATGGTCGGGGCGGAGTTGGTGCGGGTGAACGTCCACGTCCGGGTCGCTGTGCCGCCCTGCCCATCGCTGACGACGACCTTGACAGTGTGCTTGCCGAGGCTCAGGGAATCGACATCGACGGAGATGGTGTTTACCAAATTTCGCGTCGGGGCAAACGACTTCGTCGTTTGCCCATCGAGCGACTCCGTCGCCGTCAAGACGTCGCCGGAGTCGGCGTCATCGACCGTGTAGGTGATTGTGAAATTGCTGTTCTTATCTCCGAGATCTCTGTCACTGTCAGAGATCAGAGGGTCAGTGTTCAGGATTTCAAGGACGGGGCGGAAACCGACGTCCGAGTAGGAGAACGTAGCATTGCTGTCGATCCAGTAGCGGGCCGAATGACACCCACGGCTCGCACGGAACGACGTATTCGAGGAATACGTCTCTTGACACCAAGTATAGACACCCGCCCAATTCCAGAGGGCGTTATGCGTGCTGCTAAAGTCGGTCGAGTTGAGGTTGCTGTCGAGGTCGGAGGACACAGGAGCCGGGAGGCCCGTGATGACCTCCTCGCGGGTGATGAATCTGTCCCACTCGTTATTGGTGGGCGTGCCGCCCGCGTATGCGTCGGAGGTATTGCGGTAGTTGCTGCCACCCGTCAGGGAGCGGAGCTTGTACTTTGCGCCGTCAATGGTGACCTCCTTGCCGAAGATCCAGCCCGCGCTGTTCAGGTCGTTCCATGTGACGTTGACGAGGATGACACGGTCACAGATGAGCAGCGTCTTGTCGCCGTCCTTGATCTTCACCCACTGGAGCTTCTTCGCGTCGTCCGAGGGCGTGTTGCCGAAGCTGTAGTTTGAAATGCTGCCGGACATCGAGGGGATATTGCCCGCACTGGACGCTCCGCTGGGTGCGCTGTCGTTACGCCACGGCTTTGTAGGTCTTGCCAGCGCCGCGCCGTTGTTGTAGAATCCGCCGAGCTTGACGGTTCCGAGATATTGCGCCATAAGGTAGCTCTCCTTCCGTTTTGATGAAGCGGTAGGGAGCGAAGATCTTCTTCGCCAGATTGTAGGCGCAAGCCCACCGGGCGAAGCCGAGCCACGAGTTGACCGATTGAACGATCGCCGCCTTCGTGATCGTGCCCTCCTGCAGCTTCTCCATCATCCGCTTGATGCGCCGCTTCTCCCGCCGTTTCGACTCGGTACGGAGAAGCAGGTGCGTCGCTTTGATTTTGAAGCCGTAGGCGTTCACGCCCTGCCGCACATAGAAAATCTTGGTCTTTTGGTTGGTCTCAAGGTGCAGTCTCTCTTGGAGGAACACCTTGATCTTTGCTAACCACTCCCGGGCGATTTCCTTGTCCGGCGCTATGATGACGACATCGTCCATGTAGCGCGTGTAGAGCGTCGCACCGAGGAAGCGGATGCAGAATTGATCGAGCTCGTTGAGGTAGATGTTGGCGAAGTCCTGAGAACTCACGTTCCCCAGTGGAATCCCTCTCTCGCCCTCCGGCGAGCTGTCGATCACTTTGCAAAGAAGCCTGTAAAAACGGAGGAAGTCCTCGTATTTCTCGGGGTACTTCTTCTTGAGCTTCTTGAACCGCTTCGCGATGATCTGCTTGAGCACGCTGCGGTCGATGCTGTAGAAAAACTTGCGGACGTCGATCTTGATGACCGTCGCCTCGTCGCCCCACTTCATGCGGGCGACCCTCATGTCGTGCTGTACGTTGAAGGCGGCTCGGATGGGGCCTTTTCCGTACATACACGCAAATGAACGGTTGACGAATACCGGGCGGAAGAGCGTCTGCAGCTCCTGATGGATGACGAGCTGCACGATCTTATCCCGCAGCGGCGGGATGTGGAGGCTGCGCTCCTTCGGCTCCACGATGATCCTGTGCCGATACTTTCCCGGCGTGTACTCACTAACGCCCGCCTGTCTCGTTTTCTCAATTTTCTTGAGATCGCGCCATAGGCGCACGTTGTTCACTTCGGAGTAGAGGTCGTAGAGCACAGCCTCCCGTGTGAACTTGCGGCTGCCCCGCAAGGCGGTCTTGTAGCCCGCCTCGATCGCTGACCAGCCCACGGCGTCCTCATAGCTGGAGGGCGGTGGGATCGGCGGCACGAGGGCCTTCTTGGTGCTCTTCGTGTTGTAGAGCATAATGGGGAATTTCGTCATTCGTGGCATCCTTTCCTTTTAGAACGGCTTGGCACCCATGACGCGGGTTGCTACCCACATTGTAGACCTCCCTCCGCCTCCCAATACGAGAGGGCGGGCGAAGCTCAGTCACTGTTTTTACGCCGTTTCTCAACATGGCGAAGGATTACCTCTCCCTTGAAGTATAACAAGGACACGCACCTGAAGCCGTAGCCGCAGATGACGTAATAACCTACAAGGCGGGGCGGAAACCGACGTTCGAGTTGGAGTTCGTAGCATTGTTGTTGTTCCAGTTGCGGGCCGAATTGTACCCACGGTTCGCACGGTTCGACGCCAGACAGAGATAACCCTAAGTAGGTGCTGTACTTTTTCTGATGGTCTATTTTCGGTTGTTGATGAAGAACTTCTGCAGTCCTCCAATGATGCGCCCGATCTCCTCGAGCTTTCCCTGCAGCTCCAAGAGCTTCTTCTGCGTGATGTACTTCTGGTTCTTGGCGACGCCCAAAAGCACGAGCAGCAGCGTCTTCTCTGCGTCCGCCTCATCCAGCCTTTGAGCCGCCTGTTGACGTTCGTGAGGTTGTTGGCCATAACAGCCGCCCGGATGAGCTTGTAGCAGGATTGCTTGATCTCTTGGCACAGGGAGAACTTCTCGGAGGCGGGGAAGTTTTTCAGCAAGGGGTATATATCCCTTTCGAGAAATATCTCAGTTTTCTTTTGCAGGACTGACGGTTCCGCCATGATATACACACCTCTTTTCCCGAACGCGGGCAAGTTCGGCGCGATCTCCATAATACTCGAAGCCGTAGTCCGTGAGCTTGATCCTGACGGGCTTGCCACTGATGATGCTGTGCCCTGTGATGAGGACGTCGGCGTTCCCTGTGAGGGACAGCCCCGCCTCCGTCTGCAGGTTCAGCACACCATCCGGCGACCCGCCGCACTTCTCGCATACCGGGGCCAGCTCCACGAGCAGGCTTCCGATGATGCAGCTTGCTTCCTTTCGGCTGCAAGCGACCTTAAACATAGATCTTCCGCGCCACGGAGTCGTAGATCCCCGACGTGATCGCAACGGAGGTCACGGTGTCGAAGTTGATGAGGAAGACGTTGTTGACCATGTTGTTCAGCGTCGCGTCCTTCAGCACCTTGATCTCTTTCTGCGCGTCGGCGATCTGAGCCTCATGGAGAATGGCTGCTTCGCGGTTCGCAAAAATGCCGTCGTCCATGTGGTTCATGTTCGTCTGACTCACGGGCGTTCCTTCCTGAATGACCTCTCCCGTCTCAACGTCTTGGACGTGATCAAGCCATCCAATTTTTTCATAGGCTTTCATTGCTGCTCTCGACCTCCACTTCTAAGATATTATATTTGAAGGCTATATAAAGCCCCTTGCCCGGTGTTTTGGTGAAGACCCGTTCGTTCGCCGACGCGATGACGTCGCCGTCCTTATCCACGAGCTGCACCTCGGCAACGTCGCCGATCACGGTGTCGTCGAAGTAGATGTAGACTCTCGCGCTCGCGCCCTGCACGAAGCGCCGGAAGGGCTCCACCGTCTGCGGCACGCCGTTGAGCGTGTAGGCCGCGTGATCGACCGAGTCAACGAACCGCTGCCCGATCTTCTGGATACCGATAGAAGTCAATGTTTTCATTCTGCCGCGTCTCCTTTCGCGTTGGTAGAGCAGCGCGTGGAGGCAGAGCATCTCAGGTAGACCTTTGCACCCTGCGCCGCCTTCGAGCCCGCCTCAATGTCCGAGGCGAAGCCCTGATAAATGGTGTACGCACCGAAGTGATAGAACTCCTCGGAGGCTGCAAATGTGCCGGCTCTCGGGAAGGGATTGTCGCCGCCCGATGCGCCGCCCTGCGCCATGACCGTCGAGGCCACGAGATGTCCTTCACTGACGATATGCGGCCACACGCCGCACACGATCTCTCCGCACCTTGGATAGCGCGAGAAGCCCGTCTGGAGCTGGGAGCGGATGATGAGCCCGCCGATGGTCTCCATGCCGTAGGCGGGCTTGCTGCTGCCCTCCTTGACCTTGCGGACTTGCGCGTCGATGACCGAGAGGTTCGTGACGCCGCTGGGCTTGGAGCTGTTCAGAAAGATGATGAACTCGGCCCAGCGTTCCGCGTCCTGCTCGGCGAACAGCTCGATCCGGCTGCGGTCGTAGCCGAGCGCGGTCAGCGCGTAGAGAACGCCGCGCCGCGTGCCGCTCCACTGTGAGATGATCCCCTTCATGGACAGGCGCGTCCGATAGGCTTCGGCGTCCTCGCCCTCCAGTCGCGGCATATCCCGGTCTTGCCCATGCACAGGGAGCATGACCTCCGAGCAGCTTGCGACGTTCGCCTCGTTGCGCACGCGGAAGATTGCCGCCTTCAGGTCGTCGAACTCGCGTCCCATGACCTTGAAGAAGATGCGGAGCTGGTTGGCCGTCTTCCGGCCCTTCTTCAAAGGGGCGAAGAGCAGGTCGAACATATACTCGCTGAAGGTGTCAAACTGCTTCATCCGCTCACTCCCTTTCGATCGTCACGGAGACGTCGCCGAGGATGATGACCTTGTCCTTGCCCAGCTTCACATCCGCCTCCGGCTCGGAGACCGCCGCGTTGGTGGCCCCGCTGTAGCCGCTGCGGATCGCGTGGTTGATGTCGGACAAGGTCAGTTCGTTGAGCTTGCGGCTGCGGCGCACGGCCAGCAGCTCGGTGAGGATCGCCTTGATTCGGTTCTCCACCGCCTCGTCCGTGTCTGCCGTATCAGTCGTGACCGTGACGGAGATATTCTGCGAGACGGTCACAGAGGACTTCACAAGAATATTATCATACGGGCCAGCGATCTTGTCAACGGCTTCTCTTACTGCTGCAAGCAGTCCCTCCGTCGCCTCACCCGCCGTGCCTGTCACGATGACGTCCACCGTGCCCTGCCCGCGCGGGTGGTTGCAGTCGGCCTGTGCGAACAGCACGCCGGGGACGGACTCCGCCGCGTCAACGAAGGTGTCCTCCGTCGCCCGCTGCGCCAGTTCCGACCACGAGCGGAGTGTCCGCGCCCTCGCGCTCTCGTCGTCCTCGGTGTCGCTACCTTCCCGCACGATCCAGTCCTCGGCGTTGCTGAATGTGACGTCGCCAAGGTAGGTCAGCGTGCGCGTGATCTGCCCAGCGGGGACGTTGTAGCGGCTACCCTCTGTCTCGGCCTCCACCAGCACGTCCACGGAGGACGCGCCCTTTTGCAGCGTCGCTGCCTCCAGTACGAAGAAGCGCAGCTCCTCGCCGTTGATGTCGAGGATGCTCTTGAAGACGTGCCCCTTGGGGATTTTGACCGCCTCGCCCGTCATGTCGGTGCGGCTGACGGTGACGAAGCCCTGCGTCTTCTGCGCTTTCTTGCGCTTTTTGGAGTAGTCCGCCATCTTCAGGTCGAGCCATGCGCCGCCCGCGTGGGAAACGAACATATTGTTCAGCACGGCACGGAGCAGCTCAATGACCTCGACCTTGATGCGCAGCACGATCATGAGCATCGTGTAGAACACGCCGCCCGAATGGAAGTTGCTGATGACGAAGCCCTCGTCCTTCAGCTCCTCGACCTTCTGCTCCTTCAGCTCGTCCAGCGTGGGCAGAGGGAGAACGGCGTCCAGTATTTCTTTGTCGATCATTCTGATACCACCTCCACGCTCACCGCGCCGATGATGACGTCCAGCTCGCGCCGCTCGTCCTCCTCCGCGAAGCGGAAGGAACAGTGCAGCACGACCGCGTCATCCTCGAACGCAATGCTGATCTCAATGCTTTCCGGGAGGATGACCTCCCGCTTCTGCAGCTTGAGCCGCACCCGCTGGGTGATCTCCAGACGGGTCAGCTCCGTGTCCTCGGACTGGATGAAGTCATACAGGCCCCAGCCGAACTCGGCGTCATAGAAGACGTCTCCCGGCTGCGTGAGCGCCTCAAGGACGATGTTTTGATACAGACACTCCAGCCCCGAGCAGAGCGGCGCGTCGCCGTCTGTGGCCTGTGTGAGCTGCCACTCGCTGTTGAGCCGGATGTCCGTATCGTTCAGGCCCGTCATAGCTCCACCTCCCCGATGATTGCAGGGGTGAGGTCGCCGTAGGGAAGCGCGACGGCCACGACTGCCCCGGCCTTGAACTGTTTCTTAGACTTAATTCCCGGAAGCGCGGGATAGTTGGCGTCGGGGTTGCCGAAGCGGTCGATGACGGTGAGTTTGTACTCGTACCAGTAGGAGGTGATGTGCGCCTTGAACACCTCGCCCGTCACTTCGTTGTGGACGATCAGCTCCTCGATGTCAAAGGCGTCGCTCTTTGCCGCCGAGTCGATGGTGGCGAATACGGCGGCGGGGAGCTTCAGATGCGGGAAGTCCTGCGCCAGCGTCTTCTTCATAACGGACGCGACCATTTCTTCGAGCACGTCGGTTCCCTCCTTTCGGGGTCAGAAATAGATGTAGGTGCGGATGAAGCCGGAGTCGTTGGTCTTACTGACCACCTTGGAGACCTCGACCTCACCGCTCACCTGCGGATGGATGAGGTTTATTTTGTGGGAGTGCTTGATGAACGGTGCGGAGACTGTCTCCAGCTCCCACACGCCACCCGCGCGGCGCAGGTTGAGGATGTTCACGCCGTGCTCGAAGGTGTAGACCTTCTTCTGCTCCGGCTTCTCGTCCCAATAGAAGACGCCGCCCGAGAAGAAGAACGGAACGCGAAGCCCCCATGCCGCATTGACGGCGTTGATCGCTTGGACGGCGGTCTGCTTCCGAATGGGGAGCATCTTGCGCGTCGGGTAGGTCTTGCTGGAGAGCTTCATTTTGGACAGGCCCGCCTGTGCAAGGAAGTACGAGATCAGCTCCTGCGGCGTGGTGTCGAGAAAGGTGTCGTTGATGATCGTCTCCTCCATGAGCAGCATCTCATCCTTCAGTGCGACCTCGTTGGCATACGTCCCGCCGTTGTAGTTGCCGGAGACGAAGCCCGTGAACACATCCTCCAGCGAGCCGTCATAGCCAAGTTGGATGGTGGCAGGGTCTTTCTTCTTGAGTGAGAGCTTCGGACGGAACTGGCTCGTGAAGCGGATCTTCGCCCAATCAAAATAAGAGGACTTCGAGGAATAGATCTCAAGCTCCACGCCATCCTCGAAGGTGTAGGAACCAGCCTGTGCCGAGATCTGCGGATAGTAAAGCTCTTTCGTTTCCACGGTAGCCTCCTTAGTACGGCATGGCGGTCACTTTATTCATCGCCGCCGTGGTGTCCGCGTCATCCCGCGCGGGGGATTTGCCCCGGTCGTTGCTCAGGTAGTCTTTGTAGTTCGCCTTCAGGTTGCTCGCCGAGCTGCCGCCAGACTTGCCGGAGCCGGAACTGGAGCCGGACTTTGCCGTGATGGTCTGCGGGATGTACTCCCACAGTTCCAGCGTGGCCGTGAGCTGCCCGCGCTTGTTCTCGCCCTTGTGGGACAGCTTCTTGAAGATGACCTTCTCCACGCCGTGTGCGGCGGTGTCCTCGCTGACGATGGGGATGGGCTGCGGCACGCTCTGCCCGGGCGAACGAAAGATCGCCCGGAGCGTTGCGTATCGCTGGTACTTGGTCTGCGAGGGCGTGTCGTCAATGATCAGCTCGATGTTGACCTTGGCGTCCTCGTAGCCCGTTGCCTGTTTCGGCTTGGTGGCGCTGCCCTCGACCTCCTGCTCGTCCACCTTCGCGGTCTCAATGACCTCGATGCTTTTGACGAGACCGGGGAGGACAACGCCGTTGAGCTTGATCAGCTCGTCTTCTACATAGATCATAGCGTCCTCCTTATGCCGGGGCCGGGGCGGCGTCCTCGTCGTCGCCGGGTTCGCCGTCCTCGTTGGCCGCTGCGTAGTCCTCGACCTCCTGCAAAAGAGCGAGGAGCTGCTGCAGGTCTTTGATCTTCTTGAGGTCGACCGGGATGAGCAGCTTGTGGATGATGACCTGCTTGCCCTTACCGGAGCCGCCCTCATCGCCGCTCTCATCCTTGTCCTTCTTCCCGCCGCCGAGGTCGATCTTCTTCTCTGGCTCGCGGTCAAGAGCGCCCTGCACCTGCTGGAGGCTCTTGTTCATCGCCTCTGCCGGGGCGTCGCCCGCCAGCGTCAGGCCGTGAGCGTAGGTAGTCATGGTGCGTTGGCCGGACAGGGTCAGCGTGGACAGCGGCCCCTCCTTCGCGTCAGAGAACGGGAGGAGGTTGCGGATCTTCTGCAAGCCGCCCTTTACGGCCTCGACCGCGCTACTGAAGGCGGACTTGATGCCGTTTGCAAAGGTGGACACGATCCGTTTGCCGGACTCGAAGAACCACGTGACCGCGCCGGAGACGGCGTTCTTGATGTTGTTCAGGCCGTTGGAGAAGGCGGTGCGTGCGTCGGTGAACTTCTGCGAGATTCCTTGGACGATGTTGCTCATGGCCGTCGAGAACTTCTCGCGGATCTCCGAGAGCTTGCCGCCCGTGAGGTTGTCGATGAAGGTGTAGCCCGCCGTGTACCAGCCCTTGACCGCCTCCATCGCCGCCGCTGCGACGCCGGAAATGCCGCCGCCGTGTTCCTCGTAGGCTGTCTTGATGTTGGACAGCTTCTCGGACACGGTCGCCTTTGCCGCGTCCATGACGGAGCCGATCACGTTCCCGATGCCTTCTAACACCGACTTCGCGACCGAGCCCACCGCCGTCAGCGCTTCCTTGAAGAAGTTGATGACGGAGTTGACCGCATTGCGGAACCACTCACACTTGTTGTAGAGCAGCACCAGCGCCGCAATGAGGGCCACAATGCCGATGACGACCCATGTGACGGGGTTGGCCAGCAGCGCCGCCGTGAAGCTCCACACCGAGGATATGAGCGGTGTGAGCGCCCCTCGCGCCAGTGCGAAGCCGCCCTTGAGTATCTTGAACGCGCTGACCGTTTTTGTCACGACGAGGCCGACGCCGGAGATCAGGGCGATCAGCGTGCCGCCTACGGCGAGGAAACCGCCCACCGCAAGAACGATGAGCATGATGACCTTGACGAGCTCTTGGTTCTTCTCAATCCACGAGCCGACCTTCGTCAGCACGCCCTCGCCCTTGCTCATCAGGTCGTTGACCGTGGGGAGCAAGGAGTTGCCGATGCTCTCGGTGACGTTGTGGATGCGCTGCTTGAGTCGCTCGAAGCGTTCCGGCTCCGTCTCCTGAATGGCGGAGGCCATCTGCTCCGTGACCGACACGCCCTTTCCGAGCGAGCCGTACATATTGACGATGTTGTCCTGCAGGTCGCCGACCTTGTTATACATCAGGTCGATGAGCGCCACGGCCTCGGTGTCGCCGAAGGCTTTCTGCAGTTCCATCTTCTCGGCGGCGTCCATTGTCTCGCCGAACTTGCCCCGCAGGATGTCGAGGATCTCCGGCATACTCAGGAGCTGGTTGTTGACGTCTGTGAACTTGAGCCCCAGCGCCTCGCCGCCCTTGGTGGCGCTGCGGAGGAAGGCTTTGTATTTCGTGCCCGCTTCCGCGCCGCCCATTGTGGCCTGCAGCATACCCAAGACGGAGAGCTGCTCTTCCAGTGGCACCTGCGCCGTGGTCGCCGATGCGCCGAGGTTCTGGATCGCCTGTGCCATGCCGGAGCCGGAGGTCTTGAACGCTCGGACGGCGTCGGAGATGCCAGCCGAGAACATCTCGCCGAACTCCATGTCGCTCAGGTCGCTGTAGTAGTCTTTATAAATGCCGTAGCCTGTGGCAAACAGCGAGGTCATCTCGCCCGCCGTGGACTTCGTCGCCTTTGCGGTCAGGGCCGCGAGGCTTGTGAACTCTGCGACGCCCTCATCAGAGAGGGAGGCGATGCCGCTCTTGATGTCGTAGGCCGCGCTGATGAAGTCCGCCTTCGACGTGCCCGCCCACTGATCGGAGAAGCTGCGTGCGGCGTTTTCGACCGCTTCAAGGTCTTGCACGCCCAGCGAGGCCAGCTCACCCAGCGCACGCCGCGTTTCAAAGGTCGCCTCTACCGGGGCGAGCACAGCGTTTACGATCTGCGAGCCCGTCTCCTGCATCGCCGCGCCCGCCTTTGCCATGTTGCCGAAGGTCTGGCTTGCGGCGTCCAGCTTGGAGACGTTTGCGCCGACCTTGGACGCCACGCCCGCCATCGGCCCGGAGAGGTTGTCGATCATGTTCATAATGAGCGACAGCTTAAATACGGACTCTAAACTCATTTTCTGCTTTCACCTCCAGTTTGAGATAGAGGCGGAAAAACGATCGGCGACGGGAGGCCGTCACTCGGGGAACGCTCGCACGATCGCCCGGGTGACGATGCCCTCCTCAAGCTCCTGCATGAAGCGGGCCTTTGCGACCCATCCGAGGAACTCGTCGACGTCGTCAATCGTTTCGGGGTCAAAGGTCTCTAAGAGAGGCGGAGGCACAAAACGATAGACCTCAAGGAGCCCGCGCTCCACGAAGCTCTCCCGTACCTCCGCGACCCGTTCTCTTAGAGCTTCTTCAAATTTGCCGTACCCGTCAGGCCGAGGATCTCCGTCAGCTTATTGCCGATGGAGATCGCGATGCCGGGGTTCTCCTCCATGTCCTTCGTCAGACGCTCGGCGTCCTCGTCGATGACCGCGTCCAGCATGAACGCCTTGCTCGCCTTGGTGATGCCCTGTGCAGCGGTCTTGATGTAGCGGTCATAGCTGGGGACGGTGGGGCGCTTGAAGTAGTAGGAGAACTCTTTCTCGCTCTCATCGTCCACAGGGACGGTGATGCCGACGCGGTAGAGCTTGCCGCCGTACTTGGCCTTGAGCTGTTCCTCGCTGCTGCGGGCGGGGGTCTGGTTGTTGGTGTTTTCCATAGTGTGACTTCCTCCTTGTTATTCTCAAAAATGTTGTCCTTAGACGGGCGCGACACCGTCCTGATACACGCCGCCGACGATCATCATGTCGATGTCGACGGTGAGGCTCTTGTCACCCTGCGCCGCCTTGTTGCTGCGCTTGGAGAACTTGACCTTCTTCAGCTCGTCGATCTTCGTGCGTGCGCCCTCGTTGGCGTAGGAGACGATGATGGAGGGCAGCTCCATCTTGTAGAAGGGAACGCCCTTCTGCTTGCAGTAGGCCAGCAGATCGTCGTAGTCGTCGCGGAGCATAGAGAGCTTGCCGGACGCCTTATAGTTGCCCGTGCCGTAGCCGCGCGGCTTGGAGCCGGAGCCGTAGACTTCTTCCATCTCCAGCTCGTCGTCGTAGCTGATCTCCTGCACCTGAATGTTCAGGCCGGGGATTTTCAGATCCACGTCGCCCCAATCGTAGGCTTTTCCGTTTACCTTCAGCATTGCCTGTCCTCCTCTCTTAGTTGCTGCTCAGAGCCGAGCGCCCGATGTCGATGACGACCTCGCGGATGTAACCTCTGGAGAGGTAGCGGATGATGACGCTCATGGTCTCATCTTCGAGGAAGGTATCGTAGCAGCTCTCGTCCACGGTGGTCTCGTAGGAGCTGATCTCCTTGTCCTCCACCATGCGGTCAAGCGGCACGCTGATGAACTTCGCCCGCGCGTCCAGCTCGCCCTGAATGTCCTCAAGGTCAATGTCGTCGTTTTTGAACTGCAGCGCCTTCTTGCGGGTCTCGCGGATGATCTTGTTCTTCACACGCACGTCCTCGGCATAGCGGAAGTCGCTGCCGTTCTTGCACATCATCTTCGTGTGATAGACGAAGATGTCGTCAAGGCCATCGTACTCGCGGAAGGTCATATAGCCCGCGACGTCCAGCAGTTCGATGACGGTGCTGTCGTAGCCGATGGGAACCAGCTCCAGCAGCTTCGTCTTGGGGAAGCCCAGCGCGTCCTCATCCTTGGTCTTGCCGATGGACACGCTCACCTTCGTCATGGCGTAGCGCCCGGAGGCGAGGCCCGCGAGGTTGACGATCTGCGTGGTGCCGTCCAGCCGTACAAGGCGGCCCCATGCGGCGCAGACCTGAATATCGGAGTTCTTGATCCGCTTGCGGTCTGCTTCCATCTGCAGCGCCCAATCGCTCAGGTCGCCGTCCGCCTCGTCGGTGGGGTAGGCGGCCTCCATGAGAAAGAAGCAGGGCTTGTGGTAGACCGTCATCAGCTCCTTCTGCGCCTCGCTGACCGCTTCCCACAGCTCCACCGTGCTCTCGCCGACGATGTGGACGAACTCGAACTCCTCGCTGAAGCTTTTGATCTTTTCAATCGCGCCCAGCACGTCGCCGTTCGTCATGCTCGGCGCAGTGGTCTTGAGGGTGTAGGTGTCGCGCACGAGGAAAGAGCTGGGCTTCTGATCCTGCGAGCTCGCCTCGGTGAACTTGATCGTCAGGCCCGTGCCCTCGATCTCGTAGCTGCCAGTGACGGGGACGGTGATCTCATCTGAGAAGTTGTCGCCGTCGATGGAGTAGACGAAAGCTGCAGTGTTGAGCCCGCCCTGCGCGGTGAAGCGCACGGTGAGCGCGTAGGCGTTGTTGGGCGAGCCCTGCACAGCTACGCTGCCGCCGCCGTCGCCCGTCTTCGTGACCTCGCCGATCGTGCCAGCGGTGCTCGCGGCGACAGGGATGCAGAACACGCGGGCCGCGCCGCCCTGCACCGCGTCCATGACCGCGTCGGCCAGTGGGGACAGGCCCAGCTTGGACTTGATGGTGCTTGCGCCCATGCTGCCGAGGATGGTGATGGGCTTTTCCGTGACGGAGGGGGAGACGCCGATCTTGATGTGCAGACCGTCGCCCGTTGCCGTGGCGAAGCCGAGCAGTCCGTCCGTGACGTTGCTGCGTACATCTCTAAGCATTACTTCCTCGCCTCCTTGCTCTTGCGCCCGTTCGTCGGGCTGTTGTTGAACTTGGCGACGGCGGCGAGGAACTCGTCCTCCGTCATCGCCTTACCGGGCCGCCAGCCATTCGCGGCGCATACGCCCGCATAGGTGGCACGCCCGACCTTGTGCCGCTCACGGAGCTTGTCGATCGGCACAAGCTCCGGCGCGGCAGCGCCTTCCGGCTTCTGTGTTTTAGTCGCCATCTGTAGGCTCCTTTCTTGTGATCTTCTCCACGGACGTCACTCTGACGTCAGTCAGAGGTGCGAAGCCCGTGTCGCGGTAAACGCCGCCGTTGAAGGTGATCATCACCTGCACGGCGACCTGTGCTTTCAGGAGTGAGTCATCCTTGTCGACCCAATCCGCTCCCTCGATCTCAATGGGGACGAAGTTGCCGTCGATGTAGATGCCACGGTCAAGGCTCGCCACGAAGCGGTCGAATATCTCCTCGACTTCATCGTCGGTGTAGCCGCCGATGATCACGCCGAACGTGGTCGTCCGCTCCATGATCTTCCGCCTTTTGTGCAGCGTTCCCTCTTCGTCTCTGTATTTCTTTTTGGAACCGTTTCGGGTGAAAGTCTCACGCTCGAACAAGACCGCGCCGATGTGGGACTCCTGACTCTTCTCCAGAGCCTTCTCTGTGGTAAACGGCTTGGACTTGATGCCCGCCGCTTTCAGTTTGTCGATGAGATATTGCTTGCTTTCCGTGTAGAGCAAGAGATCAATCCTCCTTCTGGATGAACTCCTCGACCGTCGCCTTCATCTCCTGCATATCGTCCTCCGAGAGACCGAGGAAGGGACGGGCCGGGATGGTGATGCGGACTTGCTTCTTCGTGACCCACTTGCCGCCCACCTGAAAACGGAGGGCTTTCTTCTTCCGCGCTCGGATGGTGCGGCCCGGTTCTCCGAACTGATGTGTCGCCGCATACTTGACGTTCGTGCCGACCGCGAAGCCGGAGGCGTCCGACTTGGCGTGGATGGAGTTGCGGAGCTGCGCGGACTGGATGAGCGTCTTGCCGCCCTCTTGCGCGGCGCGGATGGAGGTCTTCCATCTGCGCCCGTCCGGGCCTTTGCTCTGCTTGAACCGTTCCAGCGTCGACTCGCGCGCGCCCTCAGCCAGTGCCGCATTGATGCCCTGCTTGTCGATCTCCGAGAAGCTCCTGATCCTGCGGAGCATCGCCCGCGTGTCGCCGTCGAGCCGGATGCTGTACATGGCCATGCGTTACATCCCCCTCATCTTCTCGCGGGTAAACAGGCGGCTGTTGGACTTGACCTTAAAACCACCCGCCGCTGCGCTCGCCGGGTCTTCCGTCTCCGTGCCGATGGACACCGTGCCCTCCGCGACCAGCGTGAGAAACTTGATCGCCGCGTTGTAGCGGTTCAGGTAGGTCTTCTGATCCGTCCCCTCGTCAATGCCGATGCGGGAGAACAGATTGTAGACCGCGATATCCTTGGAGAACTTGTTGATGACCCTCGGGGCCGGGGCCAGAGGGACGGCGTACCTCTTGGCGAGGTAGCCGTCGATCTCTGCGTCCGCGTCGGCGATCGCCGCGTCGATGATCGGGGAGACCAGCTCTTCACGCTCGGCGGGGTCTTCAATGAAGGTGTCGCCGATGATCGCGTTGAGCGCGTCGTCCTTGACCATATCCCGCACTTCAGCGCGTGTGCTGTAGCTCATGCCGCGCCCTCCTTTCTGCCCCGGGCGGTTTAGGTGGTGGTGCCGTCAGAGCCGTAGGCCATCTGCCAGAAGCCGAAGCCCGCGTTGCCGCGAGAGTCCGCGCCGTAGATGAACTTCTTGCTCATGAAGACGTTGTCGTCGGTCTCGTTGGTCTTGGAAACAAACTTCGCCTTCTTGCGCTGCTGGTAGATCAGCGGCTTGACGGGGCGCTTGGTGCAGAGCAGGAACCAAGCAGAGTCGCTTGCGAGGCGAGGCTCCACATGGATCTCCGCCGTGCCCTGCATGGTGTTCTTCGTGCCGTTGATGAAGTCGGCGACGAGAATGTCGCGGGCGTCCGCTTCCAGCGCGGGCGGCACGACCAGCAGGTCGGGAACCAGCGCCAGAGGGCGGCCCTTGCTGTTCTTCAGGCTCATCATGGACGCACGTGCCGCCTTGTAGGCGTTCATGCTCAGCTTCGCGGTGCCCTTGTTGCTTGCCTTGTCCTTGCCGACAGGGTGGTCGGTAGCGAAGAACGCCTTGCCGTCGTAGCACTTCTCGGTGAAGCCGTTGGCCAGCAGACCGTAGACCAGCTCGTCGGGATGCAGCGCGGCGGACTCGCCGAGCATCTGAATGGAAGGATTGTAGAGGCCGATCTTGTCGTCCTCGACCGCGTTGCGGTCTACGCCGACGGTCAGCTCGAAGTCCTTGTTCCTGATGACATAGGCGGAACCGGAGAGGTTCTGGATCTCGCGCTCGCCGATCCACTCCCTCATGCCGGGGATGTCGCCGAGCCATGCATAGGTCTCGGACTCGCTGGTGCTGGGCACGACGGTCGCGACCTTTTCATAGGTGGGATGCTGCCCTTCAAACGCCTTGTTAAAGACCGTGTTGAAGGCGGTATAGATGCCTCTAAGGGCCTGCGGGGTGATGATCATA